AAACTATTTAGAACTACCGCCTTATTTACCTTTAAGATGTCATCGAAAGATAACTCCTCAGACAGTAATTGACATTCAATTTCTTCCTCAATATCTTTTCGTGTAATACCTTCTCCTGTATGGATCAACGCGTAATAAATTACATCAACGAAATCCTCAAGACCGCCTTGCATCGCTTTTTGCACAAACTCAAACGGACCTCCGTTACTATCGATTAATTTAATTGCTTCAAAACCGTATTTTAATTCGTACTCTTTCCCTTTTACTTCAAAACGTGTATATGTTTTAGCCATCTATAAAAACCTCCGTTAATTTTATTTTCAAAATTAAAAAAGACGAGCACTTAAGCTCGTCCTATCTATGCGCTAGGTTTATCTGCGATATCTCCGTCAGGAGCGCCTGATGGAACCGTTGTGATCTTACCTACGGACAACCCGCCATTTAATTTTGCTTCGATAGAGTACTTCGAGAACTCTTCGTTTTCGTGCGATAGTTCCACACTGCTTAACATGAACGTACCACTCTTCGATTTGTACTCACCTGTTTTTGCACTACGTAAAGAAACTTCATGAATTTTAACGAGTTTTTTATTTGTAATTGCTTCTTCGATGTAGTCTAACGCTTCGTCGCCTTCTGTACTCACGCCCTCAATAGATACTGATTGCGTTACATCGCCATAATCTGAACCGCTTTTATCTTTCGTCTTCAACTCGATTTCGCCCGCTTCGATAGAGCGTGAGCCTGACGTCTGGTTAAATAGTCGAACTGTTTTACTAGCGCCTTCTGTTTGTGGAATATCGATTAAATATAACGTTTCTTTACCCTTAAATTCCGGTGAACCTGCCATTTAATTTCCTCCCTAGTTTCGTATAGTTATCGTGATAAAACTACGGTGTTTCGCCGTTATCTGGGTTCCATCTTCCTGAGGAACTGGTTCGAACGACGAAACTTCCGTATATAAAAAACTGACTAGCGTAGGTACCTTCGAACTTGTGTCATACAAGTCGATAGGTCGCCTTTCTAGTCGGTCGATGATTCTATCTTGTAATTCGTTTCGGTTTGATACTGTATCGGAATACACTCCGATTTGTATTAGATGGTTTCGTGCATAATTATCCTTTGAATACCTGTCGATTGTTCCCGTTAAAGACTCAATCGTTAGAAACGGCTTTGCTTTTCCAGTTAAAGAAACACCATCATATACCCAAGTAGTAGGTGCGAATTTATCTAATGATTTCTTTAGCGAATACATCACGTTATTTATTGTATGCATCGTTATAAACCTCGCGCTGTTCGTTGTACCGTTTTTTCTAAGTCAGAAACTAACGGTTGCTCGCCTTCGAACATTGTCTTACGCATGAATCCTTTTTTCGTTTTATGTGTGTATTCTTGAACGGCTGCATATTCGACTTCTGATCCGTAAGACCATCCCGTTTTATCTCCGTTGAAAGCTTTCACACTTGGTGGAATACTTCCCGCTAAATTACCTGATTCAACAGGCGCTCTGTTAGAAGCTGTGTTCGCTTGTAGCCTCGCATGTTTCTCTACTGTATTAGCAACTGGTGTTTTGTATCGATCAGGGTTTGCCATGCGGTAAATATCTTCCATACCTTTAATCCTCGCGCTAACTTTCATTAAATTACCCTCTTTACAACTACTTCTCGACGGTTAATTCCGCCTAGCCCTCGTTCGTCAACAAGCATGATTACGTATTTGATGCCGTTTCTTTCAAGGTACTCAATGTTATTCAAGTCGATATCGAGTCGGAAAGTAACGAGTGCTTCACCTTCTTTTACGTCAGTACCTGCGAATTTCACGTTATCTTCTAGCGTGAACTTTTTCCAAACAACTTGCACTGTTTCGCTTAAAGGCACACCGCCAATTACTTCTCCTGTAATCGGGTCTTCTTCCGCAGTGCCTTTTCGCCATAGGATAATAGGTTCACGACGATTCTGTTCGATTAATTCACGATTGGCTCGAATTTGTTCAATGTCTTTTTCAGTCAGCACCCGTTATTCCTCCTCTCCGATAATGTAATTCAAACGGGATGAGCATTGTGGGTGCGGATTAATTAGTTGAGCTAGTAAACTTTCCGGAATCTTTTTCGGATATCTCCCCGGACCCAAACCATAATCATCACGTCTAGCTAACTTGTAACACATATGCTTCGTGTGGTATCTGTGACGATGTCCGTTTTCGATAATCTTGTAGCCTGTAACAATATCACTCTCGTTTCCGTTATAAATCGTGGCTGCTCGATGTGTGTTGTTACTCTCCGTAATTGCTACACGTTTGATTTTCCACTTCTCGTTATCATGTACTTCTCTTATTTTTTGAGAGATTGAACTGATACTTTCACCTTTAAGTACAGCCGGACGGATTACCTTCGTTAACTCTGCTCGCATATCACCTGCTAGATTCCACACTCGGTCAGAAAGGATTAAACCATCCTTACCTCTACGCTTTAGCATGCTCCTCACAATTTCCTGATTTACGGAATCTAAATTCGTTACGCCAAGATTGGTTTCTGCAAGTTTAGAAGTTGTCCACTTCACTGTATCATAGATTACTTTTTCGAATGACACTCCTGCTTTCTTGCGAAACTCCTTTTCGTAATAGTCTAAATCCCGTAACAAAGCTTTTAGTCTACCTCGCTTAATTACACCGTCTTTTTGATAGTCGTTAATTAAGTCCAATAAAAAAAGACGGATTAGCATGATAGCGCCTACCGTCTCTTCTACTTGTTTTTCGTTTTCTTTTTCGTATTGCTTCGATATTTTACCAAGTGCTTCGTCAAACTCGTTCTGTAATCCACTCACGAAACTACCTCCAATCCGCTCTCTTTGCAAATGATTGACTAGCTCCTTTGCCCCGTCTATATTTTCGATATTGTTTACGTGCATCAGCCGCTAGTCTTTGGTAGTTTGCAAAAATCATAGATTTGTCGACAGCTTCTTCACCATCGGTATACTTAAAAAACCGAGCTGAATCTGCTGCTATAGCTTCATAAGCAAACGTAAGCGCAAGATAAAATACCGCATTGGCGTTATCTTCTTCTGTAAAATCTGATTCAACTAAAGCTTCGGCTAGCCAAGCGTCAATGCCAGTCGACGTGACGCCTGGAACCTTTGATAATCGAGACTGCAATCGTTCTGACACCGTCATTTGGCGTCACCTCCGTTATTCTGACTTTTTAGTTGTCGACTTACCTCGTGGTTTAGGTCTTAGGTCTAAACGTTCAATAAATGGGGCCTTCTCGTCCAAAAATCCGATTTCACTTTCGTCTTCTGTTACATACTCACCTTGCGAATCAAATTGAATATGAAAATCCGGACGAATTAATTCATAGTTCGGTAATGTTTTATATTCCGCCATTTTATCGTCCTCCTTTCAATAAAAGGAGACGGTATTTAAACCGCCTCTAATTAAGATACTGTTTTAGAAATTCCGCTTAGTACAGCAATCGATTCTTTAGCATTCTTGATTTCGAAACCAAGTTCGCCGCGGATTACGCGAGAGAAGTAATCTCCACCTGGTAATGTTGCGTCTTGGTCATAAATTGGTGTTAAGTAGCGAGCCTTAATGTTATTCGTATCCAATAATAGGGCACGGTCTTTCGGCATATTTTGGTCAACAACTACGCTAGAAATCGCACCACCTGGTAAGTCAGACACGAACGATAGGATTTGGTAACCAGCGGCTGTATCCTGACGAGTCGTTTGAATAGTGTTACCGCCTAACTTAGTGATTTGTCGAGCTACATTCGGTGCGCATAAGATTATATTTGCTGAACCACCTCTAACAAATACTTGTTCAACTGCATCATTTAACGATTTAGCATCGATTTCTTTACCTTTGAAGTCCTGAACGTGTGAACCTTGCTCACTAGCGAATGCAAATAAACCACCTGTAGAACGCGGTTGTTGTCCTGAACCAATATATTTACGTCCATAAATTAACGAGTTATTAGCTTCACGAATTAATTCTTGTAATCGTAAGTTGACTTGGTAATCTAGCTCGTCTTCTACGCCGTAAGTGTTTACTTGTTGTTGTGTACGAGATACAGAAGCGTATCTAGAGAAGATTTGTGAGAAGTTGAACGATACTAGACGATCATTGATTTCGTTTTTACGGAAAGTATCTTCACCTTCGGGGCGTGGTCGAGCAATAATTTTCAATTCACCTTTAGCTTCAATCGCTTCAGGCGTAGTTGAATCATACCCACGCTGTACTGTAATTTTATCTGCTAACTCATCCACTGCTACAACGCGTAACACTTCAAGACCGTTCTGTACTAATGCTTTCTCTGTAAATTTACGTGCTTCACCCGTACCTAACTCCAATTCTGTCACATCTGCCGCTGCGGCTGTCTTAACTATACCTGTATCGCTGTTTAAGTAATCGTTCTGCCATTCGAATTTAGTTTGCGTAAGTGCTTCGCCCGTACCAATAATACCGAATAAAACCGGTGCTTTCGTAAGGATTAAATCTACATTCGCCTGCATCTGACGAACCTGTTGTTGGAAATCATAAGTATTTGCTACTGCCATGTTTAATAGCCTCCTAATTGTTTTTTAATATAAAAAAGCCGTGGGTTTGGAACCAACGACTGATCTACTTCTTCGATTTTAATTCGAGTATTTTGTTATATAATTGCGTAACCTTACCAGCAAGCTTTGGATTTTCTAACGCTTCAGTCTTCGTTTCTGTTAATTCTTTTTCTAACGCTGATAATTCGTTAACTTTCGGATTGGTTACGGGATTAGAACCGCCTGACGCATCTACTCCAATTACTTGTTTGAACATCCACGGCTTACTTGCTTTTAAAGACTCGACTGCTGACTCTACGCCCTGGATGTTTCCTTCTTCATCGACTTTAATTTCTGACTTATCTAATAGCGCTAACACATCGTTTGGATCATTTGCATTCAAAGATCGTGCAACACTTTTAATTTCCGTATTCAAGATTCGAGCGTTTGCCTTTTCTTGTACTTTCTGCGCTAATTCGGAAGCTTCAATCGCTTTTTTAGCCGCTTCATCTTTTTCAGCTTGCAAACGTTCCACTTCAGTCATTTCTT